ACATTATCTAATGTTTCAAATCGTGTAACAGGTGAAGCAATTAGAGCTGGTGCTATTAGATTTTCTACTGAGAAACGCAAAGAAGAAATAAATAACCAAAAGAAACTATGGGCAAATGTTAAGAAAACCGGTTCGCAAACAGCTACAAACGATGATGAATTTGAAGTTGGCCAACCTACTAACGAAGAGATTAGCAGTTTGCCTACATGGGATGATATTGTAGAAGGAACCGATAACAGATTAAAAGCTTCCTCATCTTCGCAATTTGGTAGTAATAAATCTGCATGGACGCAATTAACGATGGATACTAAAGTTACGTTGATAAGATTGCATACTGCTGTTAAAGATTATATTAACGGCCCAATTGAAATAATTGGTGGCTGGGTATCTAAAGAAGCTGCAACTTCATATAATGAGGATAGATGCTCTGGTACAAAAGTACAGATTAAATTCTCACCGTATGGATATGGTGAATCTTCTGTTACTGCAGCGTGGGAAGCAGCTAAGAAAATTGGTGTTAGAAGATTTGAACTATTAAATAGTAATATTGAAATGGATATTGGTGGTAAACTATATTATGCTAATAACTTGTCAAAGAATGAATTACCCCCATTAGTTGCACCTATTAAGAAAGGCGAATCACCTGGATGGCCACCAGCAGGAGAAGGAAGACGTAATGCTAGACGTGATGCTCGGAAAAAAGCGCGCGAAACTAAATCTACGGTATTCTTTGAAGAAGGTGGTCGCACATTTAAAGCAGTATGGACACCGTCAACACAGGAAGGCTATACTGAAAATGGTGTGGAAACAACATTTGGTGGAACAGTAGTAACTACACTAGTTAAATAAAGAGAATAAGAAATGGTAGCAACAGTATTTACAGCTAAAACTAAAAAGATATCTATCTATTCTGATTTTAAGAAAAATCTTGAAATCAGCCCGGTGTCGTCTGATCTTACTGTTAATAAAGATGAAGATGCTGTAAAGGAATCTATTAAGAATCTTATTCTTACAGACCGCGGTGAAAGATTAATGCAACCAAATATTGGTGGGCACATTAACGCGATGTTATTTGAAAATATAACACCCGGAACGCTTAAACTTATAGAAGATAGAGTAAGATCTACTATAGAGTTGCATGAACCAAGAGCAGAACTGCAAGATGTTGTTGTATCTTCTAATATAGACGATAACGTTGTAGTAGTTAAAATAGTATTTTATATTAGGAACGTACAACAGCCGATTACGCTTGACGTATTCTTAGAGAGGACTAGATAAATGGCTAAATTAAATATTTCAGAATTGGATTTTGAGTCCATCAAGGACCAGTTTAAAGACTATCTGAAAAGCCAATCGCAATTCAAAGATTACAACTTTGATGGCTCTAACATGAGCGTATTCTTAGACGTATTAGCATATAATACATTCCAAAATAACTTTTATGCTAATATGGCTATTAACGAAATGTTCTTAGACTCTGCAGTGTTAAAGAATTCTATTATCTCACACGCAAAGGAACTTAATTATCTTCCTCGCTCAAGAAAATCACCAAGGGCAGTGGTAAATGTAACTATTGTTGATTCAGAAGTAATTGGCCAAACAATAACCATTCCTGCTTATTCTAACTTCCTTACAACGTTCCAAGGTAGTCAATACGAATACGTCAATGATAAAGCATACGTTGCCCGTAAAATTGCACCCAGCATTTTCGTAGCAGAAAATGTAGAAATCTTTGAAGGTCAGATGCTAGCGTCATTTGAAAGAGAAGGTTTCTTTGTAGACGAAGATGGTATTCTACGCGTCATCCTTACTAACGAAAACGCGGATACGGATTCTATTGCAGTATTCGTTGACGCGGAAGCAACTGACGATGAAAACGTCTTTATCCGCAAGGACGATATTTTTGGTGTAGGTCCTACTGATAAAGTATTTTATGTTGAACCATACTATGACGGACGTTACACAATTTACTTTGGTAATAATAGATTTGGATTACAGCCGGAACAGTACGAAGATGTTCGTGTAAGATATAGAATTACCTCAGGCCCAGAATCTAACGGTGCTTTCTCATTCACATTGCCGGCAACTTCACCAACCGCAACTATTACTGTCGATACTGTACAAGCAGCAGCGGGTGGCGCGGAAAGAGAAACACTTGAAAGTATTAGATATTTTGCTCCTAAGTCTTTGCAAATCCAAGAACGCGCTGTAACTACTCGTGATTATGAAATATTGTTGCAACAACGTTTCCCAGAAATTAAAGCAATTTCAGCTTACGGCGGCGAAGAGTTAGATCCTCCACAGTTTGGTCGAGTTGCTATATCTGTTTATCTTGGTGAAGGCCGTGAAGGATTATCATCTACTCTTGCTTCTGCCTACATTGAGTATTTAAGAGAAAAGAGTCCAATTGCAATTGAACCAGTATTCATTGATTCTGATTTCGTATATGGCTGTGTAACAGTAGATGTTTACTTCGATCCCAAGATTTCTAAGAAATCGGCAGGACAAATTGAAACAGAGGTGCGCGCTGCCATTTCTAATTACAATGATGAGTTCCTAGATAACTTTGATACAACAATGAGAGCATCTAAGCTTTCATCTTTAATTGATAATTCTTCTAACGCAGTTCAAAGTAATGAACTTTCGGTTTGCCCTTATATCGTATACTCACCAGCTTTAAATATTTCTTCTAGTCCGTCATTTAAGTTTTACGCCGAGTTGCAGAAGCCATATCCATTTAAAGATAGTAATGGTTTTGCTGATTATAAACCAGCTGTTAAAAGTAGTGTATTCCAATATAATTACGTTGAATGTTTCTTCCAAGACGACGGTTTAGGAAACATCCAAATTGTAACTTCAGATATTGCTAACCCGCAGGTAGTTAAACCAGTTGCAGGTAGTGTTAATTATACGACGGGTGAGATTAATTTAACAGGTTTTAAAACAGAAGGATTTTCTGGGCCTGGTATTAATATTATGGTAACAACTGCTAAAAAAGATATTTCGGCACCGGCTGGTAGAATATTTCTTATTGACGATAACGACGTAACTGTAAATATGATCGAGGTTAAATAATGGCCGGCACAGCTAATAACAGAGTCACGCTAGTAGAAAAGAATATAGCGTTTAAAATAGCTCAGCAATTTCCTGCATATTTCAGGGAACATGGCTCTGAGTTAGTTGCTATGGTTGAACATTACTACAAGTTTGTAGAATCTGAACCTAACATGGGTGTTTATAATACACGTAGAATGTTTGAATACCGTGATATTGGTACTACACTTGCTGACATGATTATTTACTTTAAAAAGAAATACATGGCAGATCTTCCACAGCTTGACGATCGAACTACTCGAGTTGTACTTAAAAATATTATGGACTTGTACCGCCGTAAAGGTACAGAAGCTGGTATCAAATTATTCTTTAGAATGTTTTATGAAGAAGATATCCAGATTAAATATCCTGCAAAATATATGTTTAAACCATCTGACTCGGAATGGAAAACTGGTATTTACTTGCAGATGTACCCAAATAACAACGAGTTCTATAATAAAGACAAATCTATAAGATATGACTACAGTGATCTATTAAGCCAAGACATCTACGGTTCTATTTCTAAAGCTAAAGCAGTTGTTGATAAGATTAACTTTGTATATCTAAATAGAACATTAACACCAATCATTTACCTTGTAGAAGTAAAAGGTAAGTTTGATAAGTATGATGATATCTTAACTAGGCTCAACGGCGAAGATGTATCTTTTGGTAAGCTTAATGGTTCAGCTGACTCTTTAATTATTGATTTAAAATACGGTGGTACTACAGGTAACGATATAGGTGATATTTACGATATTCAAAGTGAGTATGGTAAAGGCGGCGTAGCAATTGTTACGGAATTAGTAGAAGAGTTTACTGGTACAATTGATTATCAGTTGGAAAATGGTGGTTTTGGTTATACGATTGAAAATACAAAGATTTTAGTTTCAAACCAAACAATCGTTTTAAGAAATGAAGATTTTAAATTTAAAGAATTAGAAGTTTTAAGAGATAGTGCTGGTAATCAAGGTACGGTTATAGGACAAAACTCAATATCTGTTGGTTTAAAAATGGAACCAGGTGACGAGTTTGATATTAGTAGAGCTATTTCTACGGTAGATCGAGGTGCGGAAAACTTTACATTAACAGTTTATGATGCACTTACAGATACCGGTGATATATTTAATATTTCAGGTGTGAATAATTCTTCACCAGGTCCATTATATGCAAATACTGGTGATCCAACACACGCAAAAGTAGAAGAACTAGAAAATATTGAAACAGTAGAACTTATAACTGATATTATTGGTGATTTTGTATCTGTTCCATTAAATTCATCTAACTTTAATACTATCCCACCGGCAACTCAAGCAATGTCAGGTACTGCTGATCCTGTAACTCTTGCTACTGCCCTTGAAGATGCTTTCGATTTAACACCATTTGAAATTGGTAGAATTAAGTCGTTTGAAAATCTTAATCCTGGTGAGAATTATGTAACCGACGTGTTTGCTTTAGTGCGCGACGAACAGATGCTTGCATTTGAAAGATATGAACAAATTATTCTCATAGATAATTATAGTGCAACGTTCTCAGTTGGTGATGAAATTAACCAACCGCTAACAGGCACAACTGGTATTATTACTAGGATTGATAATGATCAAGAAGCTTTATATGTAACACCTTACAGTTATTATGGGTTTAAAACTGGTACTAATGATTATATTAATCACAAAGGTAACAGTTATGATATATTAACTATTGAAAGAGACTATACCTCACCTAAATTTGGTGAAAACGCCATATTAAATACCGAAACTTTATTCTCGACTGGTAGAATAGCAAAAGCAGAAATAAGAAACTCTGGTTTCGGTTATGTAGATGAAGAAACTGTATTCCTTGTAGATGAAGAAGGTACCAAACATGCCAGAGCTACTCTAAGAGCTAATTCGCAAGGTATTACATCTGGATTTTGGGCTGGGCAGAACTCTCATATTAATGGATATGTACAAAAACAGCCTACGCCAAAAACTCCGATATTACCAACCGAAGAGTTCGCAAAAGAAGTATTACGCGTTTCATTAGGCTTAGATACTGCATCTAATGAATTAGGTATTTGGTTGCAAACATTAAAACCGAGTGGATTCTCATTTGCAGATATCAACGAGTCGGGTAGTGTATCATCTGCTGACGCGCAAATTTTCTTAGGACTATCATACGGACAAGGCACACAAGAACAAAGAGATATGTGGAATGATGTATACGCACCAAGTTTAAAATCACAAACTTGGTTTGAAAAACATCTTAACGACTTGTACGTTTACACAGACGTACATGAGTACTTCGATGCTAATATTCGTATACAAGATAGTGATTACTATCAAGAATATTCTTACGAAATCAGATCTACAGTATTCCCAGACTTATATGAAAAAGTAATAAAAGATACCATGCACCTTGCTGGTTCTAAAATGTTTAGTAACTTCATCTATGAGCAAAAAACCGGGCCAACATTGACAGCTAAGTTCCAGGTAGTTAAGAAAGATGACTACGTTCGCGGTGGCGATGAAATAGTTGGTCCTAACCAATCAATCGGTGATCAGACAATTAGGGCATCTAACTTTGTCTGGACCGTAGACACAGATGCCATTACAACCGACAACGGGTAATAAATAGTTTAAAATAAACAGGAGCAATCATGGCAAAGCAAATAGTAAATGTCGGTCAAGAGGTTAACGATGGTACCGGCGATCCTATACGTACAGCATGGACTAAAGCTAACGCTAACTTTACAGAATTATATGATAAGTTTGATGATTTTACTTTTTCTGATATAAGCGATATAGTTGATGGTAGTGCTGGAGACGTGTTAACAACTGACGGCAACGGTAACTTTACATTTGAAGCACCAGGTGCCTCAAGTAATTACGCCAATGCTAACGTCGATGCGCATTTGAATGTTTCCGGTGCTGCTAATAATGAAGTTTTAGCTTGGACTGGCGCAGATTACGATTGGGTTAAAAATATTCAACTATCTGATATTTCTTTAACTGTTGCGGCTGCTGCTAATACTTCTACAATGACTTACAACCCATCGACCGGTGCCTTTATTTACGTGCCTCTCAATGGAAACCAATTTGCAGCTGTTGCTGACTTGCCTACGGATCTTACTGATTTGGGAATTACTGATGGCGATAACGGCCAAGTACTTACAACTGACGGCAACGGTAATTTTACCTTTGAAGATGTTAGTGGCGGCAGCAGCGGTAGCTCACTACAATCTAGAAGCAACGTTGCAGCTACTACAGCTTCTTCTATAGCAGACGGTGCCGATGCTTACTTAAATATCACCGGTTATAAAGGTTATGCTCTTTTAAAAATTCAAACTGATAGAGCAGCTTGGGTAAGAGTTTACACTGACGAAGCATCTCGTGTATTAGACCGGTTTAGATTAGAAACTTCTGATCCAGCGCCGGACGCTGGAGTTATTGCTGAAGTCATTACAACCGGCGCTCAAACTATTTTATTGTCTCCAGGTGTATTTGGATATAATAATGAATCAACTCCCACAACAACTATTCCATGTACAGTAAGAAACAAATCTGGAGCTGAATCTACCGTTCAAGTTACTCTAACAGTTCTTCAATTAGAGGCCTAATATGTTAAAAGAATGGATTGTTACTCTTCATAGAAAAGAAGATTTAGAAAGCTTTTATGAGGATATGGAAACGCCGGGTGGCAATCTGTTTATTCCAGACAGAGCTGTTGATGTATCTAAAAGACGCGAAATTAGCCGAAATACGCATTACATGCTTACCCATGATGAAGCAGAAATGGTTAAAGCTGACGATCGCGTTTGGAATGTAGAACTTGCTGAGCTTATTAACGTATTAACAAGACCAAACTACGAAATAGTTAATGGGCAGTTTGACAAAAGATGGCAAGCAGATGCAAACGATATAAATTGGGGATTACTTCGTCAATCAGAAGATTCCAATAGATCTAATTGGGGTGATGACGGAGTACCATCTATTACTACTAGTTTATCAATTACGGCGTCAGGCAAAAACGTAGATGTCGTAATTGTTGATGGTCATATTGATCCTGCTCATCCAGAATTTGCTGTAAACTCAGATGGTTCTGGTGGTTCACGTGTAGTACAATACAATTGGTTCCAAAATAACATAGGTTCGGGTACTGGCACTTATGTTTACGATAGAAGCGGATCATATACTAATGTTGCTGATGTTGATGATAACAACCATGGTTGCCATGCAGGCGGTACTGTTGCAGGAAATACACAAGGATGGGCACGTGACGCTAATGTTTATAATATTAGTCCATATTCAACAAACCCTAACTGGAACCAAAATGGGTTTGATTCATCTACCATGTGGGATTATATTAGAGCATGGCATAATAGCAAACCAATCAATCCAGTAACAGGACGTAGAAACCCAACTATCACAAATAACAGTTATGGATCTTCTGTAACAGCTGGACAGAATAATTTTGGTATTCCACAATCTATTACATATCGAGGTGTAGCATTTAATCCCGGTAGAGATCTCACAGCAAGCGAATTGGCTGCCCGCGGTTGCTATGCTCCTACTAATCAAATTATATTTCCTTCATACTTTACATCGCGTGAAGCAGATATACAAGATGCAATAGACGATGGAATAATTGTTGTTGCATCAGCTGGTAATGATTCTTGGAAGATTGTAAATTCAAGCGATCAAGATTACAACAATTCTCTTATACTTTCTTATTTTGGTTTTAATTATACATTTTTCTACAATAGAGGTACAGGCTCCGGCGCAGGTTATGCACCTGTTATAACAGTTGGCGCAACTTCTAATAATCAAAATGAAGTAAAAGCAACATTCAGTAATTGTGGTAGTCAGGTAGATGTATTTGGTGCTGGTGAAGCTATTCAAAGTAGTGTGCATTCATTGTCAGCTTACGGCGGTTCATTCGGTGCACCTGATCCGAGAAACAATTCCTATTATCTGCAAAGATATCAAGGTACTAGTATGTCGGGTCCTCAAATTGCTGGTATACTTGCTTTACTTGCAGAATCTTGGCAGAACATGACACAAGAAGAAGCGCATGCTTGGATTATTGATAATGCAAACTCTAGTCAAATGTTTGACACTGGCTCAGATGATCCTATGGATCGTTCAAGTTTACAAGGCGCTGCAAATAAATATGCTCGTTGGATTAACCAAAGATTGTTATCGGGTACAACATTCCCTCAAAGAAACTTCAAACCAAGACCAACTTCCGGAACAGCTTATCCTAGGCCAAAAATCCGTAGAAGAGGTTAAATTTGTTTATAAATATTAAAAAAGCTAGGGTTACAGGAAATGGCAGAAGTATTAACTACTAAATTAAAAAATGATACTACTAGGTTGTTCTACGACGACGTAGCTAACAACGAGTTTTATATTATGGTCTCGTCTATTTCTGACGACCCGTTAGTGCGAATTGATGCAGTAAATTCGTTTAATAGCAAAACCACGTTTAAAGAAAATATCATTTTCGGAAAACAAGTATTTCCTAGTGATGTTAAATACATGATTAAATATTATCCTTGGCAAAAGGATGCTGTTTATACACAATATGATGATACTGCTGATCTAGAAAATGAAAAATTCTATGCTGTAGTTGGTCCAACTAATAATGATTCTGGCGATTACCGCATTTACAAGTGTTTATCTAACAATAACGGTGCTCCATCTACAACTCCACCAAACTACAATCCAACTACTATAAATCAAATTTATAGAACACCAGATGGTTATGTTTGGAAATTCATGTATTACCTAACCGAACCGCATTTTGAAGCATATAACGCGTCTGGTTATATTCCGCTACCAGCGAGTTTTAAAATTAATCCAGATCCAGCTGCAGACGCAAATAATGTTATTACTGGTTCTGAAGTTAGTGATATATTTGTAGAAAACTTTATCGATAACAATGGATACCCATCACTGGAAAATGGTATTGTGGCAGGCCCTCCAGGAAATGATTCTACTATTCTAATAAGATCTGTTAATTTGAGTGAAATTTCAAATTATTATTCTGGTATGACCATCTACATTAACACACCACAAAACGTGTCTTTTACTTATATAATTGACACCTATAAATGGGATACAGCGACTGACCGAGGAACAATTAAAGTAATCGGTGATCCTAAAGGTGATGGTGTAATTATTAACTCGGGATTTAAAATTGTTCCTACAGTAAAAATAACAGGTGATGGTGAAGGTGCTGTAGCTATTCCAAGAATTGTAGATGGAACAATTACAAATATTGAAATATTAGATTCTGGTAAAAACTACAATAATATAAGTGCTGAAGTCGTAGACCCAGAGTTTGATTTTGATCCAACCGATAGAAATACAATCGATGTTAGAGCAAAATTAAGACCTATACTCTCTCCATTTGGTGGCCACAACTGGAACCTAATTGATGAGATGCATTGTAGACATATTTTGCTTTATGCATATGTTACAGAAACGGATAGTGGAAAGATTGGACAAACTAACACGTATTCTGCCATTGGTCTTGTTAAGAATCCAATATTTAATCCAGATCCAGAAACAGCTAATACGGCATCACCTGATATATTTGATAACAGATTAGAAATTATTACAGATGATTATACTAAATTAGAACAAAACAGTATCGTTTATCAACGTAATCTTAATAATGATATTACATTTAAAGCCAAGGTTCATGAAATAAAACCGGGTGCAAATACAGTATGGTTAAGTGAATACATGGGTCCATTTACAAACCAAGCAAATAATGATATATCATTCGATCCAACGGCTAGTTTAATTAATGAGACGGGCCAAATAATTACCATAAATACACCAATAGCAAACAATGTTATTGAATCAAGATACGTACAAAGATCGGGTACCGTATATTTCATGGAAGATTTTGTTCCGTTGGAAAGAACAGAAACTTCTCGAGAAGAATATAAGTTGGTCTTAGAATTTTAAGGAAGCTCAAAAAAGATGCCTATTAATACAGACTTAAATATTGCACCATATTTTGATGACTTTGACGTTGAGAAACAGTTCTATAAAATCCTGTTTAAACCGGCTTATGCTGTTCAGGCTCGAGAGCTTACTCAACTTCAAACGATTCTTCAAAACCAAGTTGAACAGTTTGGTGACAATATCTACCAAGAAGGTAGTATCATTAAAGGTTGTAACTTTACAGACCTTAATGGATTGCAGTTCGTTAAACTTACAGATAAAACTGGGTTTGACGTAGAATCATATATTTCAGGGCCGGATGTGGAAATCATTAACGGCGTTGAAACTGAGATTGATGTTAAATACGAAGTATATGGTACACAGTCTGGATTGAAGGCTTCCATCATTACTGCTCAGCGCGGTTTTGAAACTCGTCCACCAGATCTAAATACATTCTTTATTACGTACTTAAATACTAACGAAGCATCTGGCGATAAAACATTCCGCCAAGGTGAAAACTTGCAAGTTAATAAGTACAAATATAATGGTAAAACGTTAATTAGTACAGAGCTTAATATTGCTAATATTAACGTTACTCTGCAGACTAACTCTACTGGTAAATCGTTCGGTATACAGGCATCTGCCGGCGTTATTTTCCAAAAGGGACATTTCTTATTTACCGCAGACCAAACGTTAGTTGTTTCTAAATATACTAATATTCCAGACGATCGTTCAGTAGGCTATGAAGTAATTGAATCAACAGTAAGTGCTTTACAAGATAACAGCTTATACGACAATGCAAATGGATCTAAAAACGAAAACGCGCCAGGCGCGGATAGACTTAGAATGGTCCCTGTTCTTGTTGCAAAAGATACAGCAGACGCTGATGTTGATGCCAATTTCTTTACTCTTATCCGTTACCAAAATGGATCAGCTGTTCGCCTTCGTGATGTTTCTCAG